CGCAAGGCTCACCGCAAGACTCACCGCAAGCAGCGCGGTGGTCTCTACCGCTGGGGCGGTGGTGGCCGTCGTCGTCGCGGCATGAAGGGTGGTGCGTACTCCGAAATGCGTTTCCCTATGCCCGTTGGCGATGAAAGCAAGATGTTAATCCCTTCTGCGCTACAACAGCAGGCCGGTCTGAACCCCGAGTGGCGTCTGGCCGAGAACCCTATGGCCTTTGCCCCCAAGATGTAAAAAGGCTTCTACGGTTACATAACTAGATGATAGGTTCTTATACAAAGAATTTATCATCCAATAAAATTGATAGTCAGGGTGGATCCAATGGTATTCAAAGACGAGTATACAATGTGTAAAACAGTCCATGTAGTTGAGCCTTCAAAGGTGCATCCGTACACCCCTCAAGAGAAACAATATCTAAAACACCCTCGACCTCCAACTCCACCTCTAAAATCTAAGTGTGATGAATCGTCTACTACCATTCCAACGGTTCATACTGAGAGAAGTCAAGAAGTTGTTGGCCATTCAACTATCCTAGAAGAACCTGTCCCTCTAATATCTTCAGAAGAGCCTCCATCTTCAAATACACTAGTTAGTGCACAGGAGACACCCTTTATTAAATCATCATTTCATAGAAAACTCTGTTTTGGGACGTATGTGGGGTGTGTACTTGGTGTATCGTCTGCCCTTCTGTATCACCTTCGATATGAACTAACAAATCCTGACCTTCTACCAGTTCATCTGCTTATGCTCCTGATTGGATTTAAACTTCTATATGTTGTAAGGCACTTCCAATAGGGTTAATACACAATTGGTTTCGCAGACCAAATCAACCCTGCCCCCGTTTCTCCAGGAGAGGACTGAAACAGGGTTCGTAGCGTAGAACTATTCTGCTCTAAGATAGTTTTTTCCTCTTTTGTGGGAAGCACTGTGAGTACAAGAATTGCATCACCAAAGTCTGACCCAGTTCCTCGAGGCATTCCAAGTCCTTCTACCACAATTTCCTGACGATTTTGTACGCCCGCAGGAATTTGAATAAAGAGGCCATTCTCGTGTGCTGGATGTCCATCAATGCGCACAACCTTTCCACAAAGTGCCTCGCCAAGTGTAAGTCCTATACGGTGTTTGAGTATATCGCCAAATCGCTCCCAGCCATGATCCTCATCTGCCCCTACAAGTTCAACCTGAACGTCTCCTGCTTCAGTATAATCCTCTTGATGACTGCTTTCTCCAGGAAAGGTGATAATATCCCCAGATTTCATACCCTTGGTAATCGTAAGTTCAAGATTTTTGTCCTGTTTAATAAATTTAGACCCATTACATTGGCCGCATGAATCCCCTTTTGTCTTTCCAGACCCACGGCAAGAGCCGCATGGTCCCTGGTTGTGCATAATCATAGGTCCCATTTGAATAACCTGTGTTTTTACACCACTGCCGTTACAATCACTGCAGGCTCGTGTATTGAGTGCTCCTTCACCCTTGCAGCCTCCACAAAAACGACTACGCTCGAGATGAATTTGAAGTTTGCGACCATAATAAAAGTCCTTGAGGGTCATGGGAATTTGAGTTCTACGTGCCGCAGGTTTGCCAGGTCGCTTTCCTCCTCCGCCCGCACCACCACGAGGTCCACCACGTCCTCCGAACATACCAAAGAGGTCCCCCATATCAAAATTAAATGGCATTCCGCCCATTCCAAAGGGCATTCCGCCTCCAGGAGGTCCACCCCCACCTTCTCCAGGAAGTTGACCAGTTTGATCGTAATAGGCTTTTGTCTTTTCATCTGATAGAATTTCATATGCGCCGCTAATCTCTTTAAATTTTGCCTCTGCTTCGTTCTTCTGGTCGGCAGACACCTTGTCAGGGTGGAACTGTCTGCTCAGTTTCAGATACTGCTTTCGAATTTCAGAGGGTTCTGCATTTCGCTCCACCCCAAGAATACCGTACAAATCCCTAGACATCTGTGTTTTTTCAGTTGCTTTTGTTTAGATACTATAACTAGAACTCTACAATGACCGATGTCCAGAGAACATATATATGCCCTCATCACAAAATAGAGATACAAGGTGAAAAACGAGACACATTTCAAAAAGAGTATTATGATGCTCTTATGGTGGTGGATATGATGACCTCCATGAAACTGTATAAATATGTGAATGTGTCATGTCATTGTACTTCAAATTATAAAGCATTCGATGCAATTATAAACGATACAAAGGAGCCTACGGCTCCTAAAGACCCTGAACTACCAACAAACTAAGATACATTCATCCTACAATGGATACAAAGATGCTAGCACAGCCTGAAGCGATTGATATTTGTGAACGAGCCTTACAAAAGCCAACCCATTTATTTTTTTATGGATTTCACGGAATGGGTAAAACAACCCTTGCATTTGATTTTTTTGATAGTTATGCGAAGCTTCATGGAATTGACCCGCGAGATCCAGATTATTTCCTATTTCTCACGGCAGACCAGGATCGAGGAATTCATACAGTTCGTGCAAAACTTGCAGATTTTGTAAAAGGAAGCGTAAAAAAGCAGGGGGTTATTCGGTGGGTCTTAATTGATGATGCAGATACGCTTCCTGAAGTAAGTCAGCAGGCGCTACGAAGACCAATGGAACAGTATTCTCATTTAACCTGTTTTTTATTTATCGCAAATTCATCCGAATGTCTCATTCATGCTCTCCAAAGTCGTTGCCAGCCCGTACGGTTTATTCCAGTGCCTGTTATGGCACATATTGATATACTTTTGGAGCGTATGAAGTATACGATTCCTGATACGGATGTTAAAAACTGGCTCGGAGCAACGGCTCTTTCCTCGGTTGCTGAATTTAATCGCATGGCACAAGTCTTACAGTGGATTGCTCCTGAAAATCCAACTGTAAAAGATGCCAAAGATATTTGTAGCACGCATGATTATGATAAAATCATCCCTCTTGTGAAAGCAATTTGTTATAGCAAGACCGTTGATATTTATGAATATATTGCAATCTTATGGCAAAATGGTATGAGTTTTGAAGATATTCTTCATGCAGTACAACAAACTGCGGATTTGTATTTTGTTCTTCCTTCCGAATCCCAAGAGAGACTGTATAAATTTCTGGTCACTGGGTGGGCATATCATGCTCAAAGTCGGTGTAGTTTCCTAGATTTGTTATGTTGTGCTGACGATGCAGGCCTTTTTAAACCACTTCAGATGACAGTCTAAATATATTCCCGCCATCAATACTAGGAAAGGGGTTAAGCGTAGCAATGTCTTCGTGTACTTTATTTACTGAAATCCCACCATGGACAATTGTTTTAGAAGCATTGTCCATGTTAAACTTATCTACCGATTTCCCACTTACCTTTCAGCGCCAGGACATCTCATTGGAGAGGTCGATTGAATTAGCCGCCATGTTAGAACCTTTTTATAAGCCCTGTAAAGCGAAACAGTTTTTAGAATATACAGATGAAAAACGGTGGATTACCATTCTTCGTCAGATTTGTAGGCCTCATGGTATATCCGTTGGTTCAAAAGAAACAACTCGCCAAAATAAGAAGGCAATTATTTATACAATTACAAAAGCTGAAGCGGATATTATAGAACCGGTTTGTATTACGTTTAGTTAGCTGTATAGAGGATACGGTAGATAGTTGTATAGTGTAATAAATAGTTCATTCGATAAATAGATAGATAGTTTACTAGTTCGATAGATATGCAGTATACCGACTACCTCACTAGATTCCAGCTTCGCGGAATAAGTGTGTAACTACCAAGTCAGAGTCCATAATTTGGTCTTCTGACATGCGTAAAAACCAACCAAACATTCTACGCTCAAGTAACTCTGGCCAGGGGAATGGAACATAGATTGTCTCGGGATGAATGTCAAAGGGCAGATGACCGTCGGTGCCAGAGGCTAATAAATCTTCCAACTCAATCTTACGACCCGTCTTTTTACGGGTGAGTTCCGCATTCGGCATCATAATGACATCTTCTTTTCCAGTTCCAACGAAGAGGATATCCCAGTTCTTATCATTGCGGATTTCCTTCCCAGTTGATTGGCGGGAAATACGCTCATCAAGAATGGTACACCATTGTGTAAAAAAGGGGTGGTGCGCCCTAGGAGACCACATAGCATGTTGATTCGGCATAAACGTGCCTTGTGCACCGGCATACGTTTCTAGAGGATCAGAGCCAAAGAGAACAATCTTCTCCTTAGGAAGGGTAGGGAACGGGCGTAACACAATCGACGCAGGACCCATCCATAAACCACCAAATTTCTCTAAGAATGCCACCTTGAGGTAGGTCATTTCCTCCTCGCGTAGAGGAAGACGCTTATTCCTCATCGGCATAGGAAGATATCCGAGACGTCTTTCGGCATCTTGTAACCCACCAATCACTTCTACATGGTACTTAGAACCACATGCGGCAACAATTGTTTGATAACAGATGTTTAAGAAAGGGAGGTTTAACACGCGGCTAGAACGTGCGCCAAAATCAGACCACCAGCGACTATTGACATCCGTGTTATCCACATAAATCCAAACAGTGGGCGTATCCATTCCACGCTCAAGAAGCTTAGTATCATCAAATGTATTCTTTTTTGTAGACTTCATAACTATAGCAGCACCAACCGCCACCGCTAAAATTGTAAGCGGAACAAGCACCGTGCGGGCTTCCATCTGCTCTTCCTTGATAAAATACCTTGACAATTATTTTTCAGTAATCACCAGTTGTTTCATACGTTCAAAATAATCACGCGCTCCTAGTTGTTCCTGTGCTGCTCTTAGACGACGCTGTTCCTCTCTTGCTTTCTGTTGTGCTTCATATGCCTGTAGAGCGGCGAGTTCACTCTGATTATAAGCATCGGGGGCACGTTCTCTTTGCGCCTTGTATTTATTGAAATCACGATGTTCTACATGAATTCCCTGTATTTGATTACTTACTGTATTTTCTTTTGTATAGGCTGCTCTTAAATCTGTAAACTGTAAATCAGAGTTAATGGCGGCTGTATAATCGGCAGGCCTATCTCGTCCGAGTTCAACGCCGGATGTTGGGGCTAACATAAGTTCTTGTGGCTGATAATGGGTCATAGCCGTGCCCCCGCGCCCTTGAGAAGACGCCTCTTCCTCGAACATGCGATTAAACACCTCACGATTAAAATCTTCGCTGAATTTTTTGGCACCTTTGCGAGTCCCTTTTCCACCCGCTTCATCTTTTAGCCAATCACCATATCCATCTTCGTCAGGGTCTGGTACGCGAGTTTGCTCAAAGAGTTGATTAAAAACAGTCATATTCAGATTTTTAGGGTTGAGTTTGACAGGTTCTGTGGGCATTTGCCATTCTTGAGCGGCGCTTGTTCGTTGTTCTTGGACGGACTGTAATCCAGGCACAACCTCTCCAGTTGTCTTTGTTTGTCGTCCTTGGACAAGTTTGAGAATATCAATCAAGTAGGCGTAGGCACGCGTAACAGCGTCAAAGGCATCTTTGGAGCCGCCAGGTTTATCCGGATGGGCACGAATGACTGCTTTTTTATAGGCAGACTTTAGCATGTCTTCCGTCAAGGCAACCTCCTCTTGAATATTCAGCACACGTAGACATGCACTGAAAAAATTCAGTGCTTTTTCACTACGTTTTGGTTTGGCGACTTGTTGGTAGGGGTCTGCATTTCGTTGCTGAATTGTTGGGATGAGTTGATTTGACTGATTGGTAGGAAGTTGATAAGCTTGTGGGTGATATTGTAACTGGGCAGGCATTTGTGCTGGCATCCGTTGCTGGAGTTGGGGTGGTGCTAACACAGTTCCTTGAGCCTGCTCTCCAGGAAGTGCGGGTACGGGATGTCCATGCCGAATAGCAGCCGCAACCTGTAAGAGACTTCCATACACACCGGTCAGTTTTGCAGAATGGACGACCGTGGGATTTCCTAGGCATGTATCAATCATTAACAGTTTCTTTTGAGGGTCTTGTATGGCTACTACTTTTTTATAAATATTTATGTGTGAAGGATCTATACTGTGTGTATTTCCCATCCTATTTTCTGAACAAAATCATGTGGACATAAAATAACGCAACCGTTCAGGGGTAAATAAAGGGATTTGTGCCTCGCATTCCCACATCATTTTATGACCCGCCGTAAACAGCTCAAACTTAGAAGGCCACAAGTGCGGTGCCTTTTTGGGAAGCGTTCGCAGTTTAGGTTCGCGGATAAGCCAGAAACTCGCAAGAGGTAAGACAAGAGCCAATTGCTCTTGAGGCTTTACGGTGGCACCACTGGGTTCAGGAGAATATGGCATAGTATGTTCGGCCAAATAGGCCGCCACATCCGACCACAGAGGAGGCAAGAACCAAGGATAGCACCAGTCAGTATTGACAGGTTCTCCAGTGTAATACTGGACAATCCAGTCCAATCCAGTGAGATACTGATGTACAATGGTGTCCGTATTGATTGTATGAAGCCATCGGTCATGATAGACTTCTTTCCAATCGTCGCGTAGAGTTACAGTTGTTTTCCTATCCACCGTTGTTTGAATAGAATGTACAAGTGCCAACTCTTCACAAGCTCGTAAGGGAGTTTTATTCCACTCATCCACTGTAACTTCAAGAGGGCTAGATCCGCGCGCGGGTTGAAACCGTTGACCGACTTTGGCAGAGCAGTGTTTTTGAACCCACCCTTCTTCACGGTCAGCAAGCCACTTGATACAATTCTGTAGAGCTGCTATATTCCAGTGTCCATTCAAAATAAGAACACTATGCCTCTTTCGAACCTCGTGGAGCATTTCCAGTAAAAGGTCGTGACCACCATCTTTGAGTTTCAAGGAAAGTCCATGGGGCAAAAAATCATTTCCCATAAAACTCATGGCCATACAATAATCTAATAGATAGAAGCCATCTTGCCCTTTTGTAATATGCTCTCTTAGTTTATGAATACTAAAATATCTGTATTCCTCTTCATTAAACGCATTATACTGGACATCCCCACATTCAATTGCTTCACGGAAGAGCCACATTTGTGTTACACGTTGAAGAAGACTTAGAATGATTAAATCGGCGTCTAGACCATAGACTACGTGACTGTCGAGCTCGACACATCCCCGAATTTCGGCCATAACTTTGTGCTCACCCTCCCCAGGCTCGTCGGCCGTACTGACAATCCAAGTAAGGCCAGGAGATTTACAGGCAAGTAGGGCATCTCCAAGACGTTCCATAAAGGCCGTTCCAGGAGTGATGGCATTTGTATCCCATCGAGGCTTCGCCTCCGACTTTCCAATTCGAATTTCTTCTGCTGCCGTCCAATGACTTTTGAACCGCCGCAGACGCTGTTGGCGCATTTTTGCCATAGGAACGACACCATCGACACCAACAAAGACTTGTTTAGAAGGATTAACAAGTGATACAACTTTTTTTAGATATTTACAAACATCCTGAATGAGCCAATTCTCCCATTCAATACGGGTCTCTTCGCCACCATACGGTCTTGCCCCAGGACGGCGCAGACAATGATACACCATACAATTAAAATCAATCCACAAGTGAGTTGGCTGTTGGCCATTTCTCACTTTGGATAAAAGACCCGGTATGCGGTCGCACAACTTTTTGTAATACGATGGAATACCCATACCACAAGCAGGAAGGAAGCTCTCTATGAGTTCTTATTTTAAAATGCTTAAGTCTCTCAAAAATGATGTGGTGTATCCCGCAACAAAAGAACTTATACGTTCTACACCAGACTCAGTCTTTCTTGGAACGGCTATTCTCGCCTTGATTACTCGCAGCTTCCCGCTTGGTATCCTTGTATTGGCCTTTGCTGAATTTGGTATGTTTCACAGGCTAATTGGCAGATTTGTATCAACCTTTCAGCCAAATGTAAAAGGTCCTATGAGTGATATGTGTACGCCTGGTATTCCAAGCCCCTATAACATATCCTTTATTGGGACCTTTTTGGGAGAAACTGCCTTTCCGAGCGGCGCCGTATTTTTTGTGTCCGCGGCAATCGCCTATATTCTAGCAAGTACGATTAATTTCCGCAGTGAACTGAAAGAGCTAGCAAAGGACGAACCTGAATGGAACACTCGTATCCCACTGAGTGTAACCTTTAGTTCTCTCCTCTTTATTTTCTTTATTGTGTATCGTGTTGCCTATGAATGCGAGACGGTCTTTGGTGCATTGGGTTCTGCCATCTTTGGAGGAACTGTTGGTATTTTAGTCTATACAATCCATGTGTATTTATTTGGCCGTGATGCTGTTAATTTCTTAGGATTACCACTCTTGGCAGACCGCGCCGCCAATGGCCGCCCGTTGTATGTTTGCGCAAAACAAGACTAGACATAGGGTTAGAGAAGCCGCGACACGATGGATTCGTGGATTGGCGATTTTATTTGTTCCTCTCGAAATGTAATAGCACAAGGATTTCGTGCTCTTCCGGTTATTCTTGGAGGGGCAGTGCTATTTCTCGGATTAACACAAGGAAATTTTAACTTTTTATTCTTCTTCGCGGGACTGTTTATTCTAGCACCGACAAGTGCTTTAATTCTCAATGCCATTGTTGAATTTATTTTTAGTATAGTCCCTGACTGGTTAAAGTTACCTGACCCTATGTGGATTGTACCGAATGGTACTGCAGAACAGTGTTCTCTTATCACAGTGGGACCGTTAGAGGGGGTCCCTGGCCCCGTAGTTGTGGTCCCTACCTATTGGATGACAATGATGGCCTTCTTCTATGGGTATTTACTGTTTAATGCGATCCGTCTCTATACAAGACAAGCGGATAGTAAGGCATCCCCCCATTTAGTAGATGCCCGTAAGAACCAGGCATTAATTAGTATTGTTCTTGTATCCGTTCTAGCAATTCTGACAACTATTTTCCGCTATGCGACAGGGTGTGAAACGGGTCTTGGTGTTCTTGTGAGTGTAGCGCTTGGTGGAAGTCTCGCGTATGGATGGTATAACTTTATGAGAGCATGCGGATTAGGGCGCCTAGATGACTTGTTTGGAATTAGCAATCGTCTGTTGCCTTACCAGAGCAAAGAAGATTTGGAGCCGAGCGTGTGTATGCCACAGACATAGAAATAAAAAAATTGATACATATACGAGTATAAAGGATTAGACTTGTATAGTACTAGAATGGCATCTACCATGAAGTTTTCCCCCCTCGTTGTTCGCTGTATCAAGAATGATAACAAGCCTGAGACCGATGATAAAATTGCGATTGTGCCTCTAAACCTGGAGTGTTGTGGATATTCCGAGGATAATCTCTTTTCTGTGAAGTATACGACGGATGTTGAAACTTCTACGAAGGATAAGAGGGAGGTGACTAGTAGTGTCATGACTGCGGATGCTCTGAGTACGTATGTTGCTACTCTGCTCGAGCTCCTATATCGCGATGAGGCGCCGTTTGTGGGTATTCAGTTTGATCTTCCTAGCATCCCTTCTATTCGAGTGAGCGCAAAGACCCTTCCCAAGGTTCGTGCTTCTCTGGAGAACTATCTCTATAGCCTAACGGTTACGAACTATGACACGTGGCCTCGCATTGAGAATTCCACTAAGAAGGTTACCAAGTCTCACCTCTTCTTTGATGAGGAGGGCAAGTCTGTGGAGGAGCATTACTGGCATGACTATAATACCTATTAAACAGAGTACAGGATGCGAAGACGTACAGATACTTTCTTCCATCGCGCAACATCCTCTGGCTTTAGTTGTTGCTGAATAAGCGCCTGTTGAAACATCGTATTTAATTGGCGAAACTCTTTTTCAAGTGTTTGTTTACCATACAGTTCAGAAAGTTGTTCATAGGGGAGTAGTTCCTTTTCATTTACTTCATTTACACGGTTATGGCACCCCCATAACCATGTACAAATGTATTGTTTTCGTTCGTGTCCTTGAAGAGATCTAATTTTTTCTATCTTGTGCGTCTGTTGCCACTCAAGATAGTGTTTACGACATAATGCACATGGCATGACAAAGGCTTGACTTTTTAAGAATATAATCCACGCATCGGCTTCATCATTCGATAAAATAGTATTTGTCTGAGTTCCAGACAGTTCGGCCATTGTATGGAGAAGTTTCCAAAACCGCGGCCCCCATGCCTCACGTGAAAGCCCAATATTGACTTCCATAGTCCCTTTTAAGATGCCGTAAAATTGAAGTCAGAGACCATACGCAATCATGTACTCATACCTCTAGACACCAATGTCAATTTCAATACCCCAAACGTTGCTCCAAACACTTCAAGCATCGTTTGATATTGAAGCAAAAAAGCTCGCAAAAGATGCTGCAAAACTCTTACGAGTTCCTGAAAAGGATGTACTTCAGCTCTTGAAACAGGTTCCTAAAGTTCAGTTCAAAGTCATCAATGATACTGAAATTCCCACAACGTGCCCTGTATTCTTGGAAACGCCGACCTTTCTTCAAAAATGTCGCCGACCGTGTCTTTTGGGGACGGGGAGATGTACAAACCATCAAAGTGTAACAACTATTCCGACCCTTCCAGATACGGTTCTACAACTTACACGGGTGCGCTGTGAAACACTTACAGAACCACTTTGGTGCGATGAAGAAACAAAGCAACTATATAATGCGTCTGGAACCGTTGCTGGAAAACTTCAAGATGATACAATTCTATTGTATACGTTTGAAGAGTAAATCTATATCTAGCTAAACACACGAAAGCGTATAAACCTTCAATCTTTTTTTGCGTACGTTAAAAAATGCCAATCGTGATCCTTAAAAAACGACCGTTCTTTCATCCAGGAACACCCCAAATGGGTTCAACCAAACAAAAGAGAAAATATCCCTTTAAAGGGCCCTCGCAGCCAATGATGACTGTTGGTGGATTTGCCCCCTTGAAACGATTTCCACCTGAACTTCAGTTCCACATGGCGTTTTGCCACCCATCCTATAAAGATCGACAACTGTCACTTCGTTCGTATATGGTTGAAATTCAGCGCATGAAACGTATCCGTTCATTTAAACTTGATTTATCGCCCATGGAGAAAGACTATCAAGCTCGTATCTATTGGTACAATAAGGATCAAAATCTTCGATACTGTTTCAAAAAACTAGTAACTCTATGGCGTACCAAGCGGTATAGCTCACGATATTTGAATACAGAAGATCCTGGAACCCTATCACCGCCTATAAAGAGGATTGATCTGTTTGATACAAGAACCCGTGGAACCTATGTATTTGAGGCATCGACCCTCAAACGAACAATGGAGGCCGACTTGGGATATTCCAATTGGCTATTTCCAGAGCCAAACCATCCCAAACATCCACTGACAAATTTAGTGTTTACAGAGGGGCAGCGAGTGAAGATCCTGTATGAATTGCGTAAATTGAATAGGACATCATGGATCCTTGAAGCGTATCAGGATTGTGTTTGGAACCTAGATGATTTTCGTCAACAGTATTATGTGAAATTAAAACTAACAGGATTGGAGAGTATTATTCGAAATCCAAGCGGTGAAGAATTACAAGAATTACTAGAGGAGTTTATTGAAGAGCATTACGACTATCATGAAATAAATTATCTATCCCATTTATCAATTCTTCGTTGGGCTATAAAATATTCAATTACAGATACCTATATGCTAGAGTGGATCCAATGCTTTAAAAAATATTATACATTAGAGCTATTATATGGAAAACCCCAAGTCTTAAATAATCCAGAGTTAGTAGATCCTATTTATGATACCTCATTATTGTTATTAGAAAATACATCTGAACTAGCACGTCTTGGGAAAAAACGTCTTTTATCTGCCCCGCGTATTGTGTATACTTTATTAGAGCAGTCCTAATCTGCAAATACATATTCTTTTTTCAGTTTCGTTGGAATTGCTAAATCTCTAGGTTCTTTATACAGTTGCAAGAGTGTATCAAGAACAGACGCCCCACCAAAATTTCCAGAGAGCGTTTGAATATAGGTGTCGATCGTTCGTTTGGATGTCCCCCACAGAAACAGATGGCTAGGAACAATCCAATTCTTCCACCAACGGGTCAGAGATGCAGTAGGAAAGGTAACTCCTAACCCATGCGATTTCTCTTGGTCTTTTTTTGACCATTCATCAGGAATATCGCACCCTTTGAATTCAGTATCCCAAAAGGTTTCCAGCGCTTCTTCTGACACCCATTCCGTAGCAGAAGAATAGGGTTTTAGGATTGACTTCCAGACTGCCGATTTCCAGAATGTTTCCAAGTTTAGACAGCGCAAATCATTAGTTGTATCCATTCCAGCACCTCTCCAAGTCATCGCAAAGAGGCAGTCATATGGTATACTATACACCCGCGCATCTTTTACAGTAGGATTTGAAGTCCAGGACTGAATTGTAGCCAATAAGTCACTCGGCTCTTTTTCAGAAACAGCCCCCCATGTGCTAGAAGGTACCTTGGAACTCGAATAGATAATCGCATATCCAATACATTTCGCATACAGCGCATACAGTTTCATATCCACTTGTAGACCTTCAAGAAGAGTACACAGTCGTTCATCCTCTGTTTTGTCAAAGAGGTGACACCAAAATTCACTAGTATCGAGTGTAGCTAAATAGGACCACTGTTTGACGAGTGCTGATGTTCCAGATGTATCGACCGCGCCAGCCCATGCAAGAAGCCAAAGACTACTATCTTGTTCTTGACATTTAATTAGTTGCCAGCAAAGACGTAGGCGCCCCTCTCGTGTATCTCCTGTCTGACACCATGTATGGAGCCACGAGAGTTTTAGAAGACCTACATTCATAAACCAAGAGAGAAGTAACAGTCTGCGTGCTTCTCCGCTGTAGCAACTCTCTTCCAGCTCTCGTAACCAAAAGACAGCCTCATAGAGACGTTTGGATTTTAAGGAATAGAGGAGTGCCGCTCTGACCTCGTCTAAACGGTATAATCTTCTTGTAAGGCTCATTAGAATTAAAGTTGTATGGGGGAGTACCTACGAGACGTGCGAAAATCGGTGGTGAATTTTTTTGCGCCGCTCGTTCAGGAACTTTTTCTTACCCTTATGAATTCTGCTCCCGCACATGAAATACTCCCAGGGTTATGGCTCGGAAATAGAACGGCAGCACATGACAGTAATTTTATTAAACAGAATAACATTACTGCAATCTTTAATTGTACAAAAGACATCCCTTTCAAACTTAATTTAGTCCCTCACATGTATCGTATTCCTCTCGACGATAATCTGGAACCTGATGAAATCCGCAATCTAGAATTATGGTCTTGGGAGGCATCCTATAAACTTGCGAAGGAACTTGCCGATGGAAATCATGTTCTTGTTCATTGTGCCGCAGGAATGCAGCGTTCTGCCGCGACTGTGGCAATTTATATCGTGATGCGCTATCGCTGTACAACCGATGAGGCCATTGCCTTTATTAAATCAAAGAGGGCTGTGGCATTTTATGGTGGAGCAAACTTTTATCAAAGTATACGCAATTTTGAGTTAGGTCTGAGGCGCATTATCGCGGAGAAGAATAGTTACCAAGACTATCCTCGCATACCCTTACCATCTGATGCGATTACGAATACGTAGGTAGGTCTTTATAGATATATTCAAATACAGCAGAAGAGGTATACTGTTTAGAACCAGCCATATTAATCGCAGTCCAGGGATTTACACCACCAGTTACACTTATAGCTTTATAAACATATTCAGTGCCATACAGATGTCCTAGAATATTTTTCGAAGGTAATACAACATGGGGGATAGGAGAATACGTTAGGAGACAAATGGAATCCGTCGTTCGATCCATTGTATTCGTTATCCACTGCAATTCATTTGTCTGGAGTTTGAGAAAGTCAATGGGTGTCATAGGGTATTGTTCACCCCCACTATCCCAATCAACCAGTGTGTTTCCAGGAGCGTCCATTAGCAAATGCCAGCCAGGTGTGGCAAGGATACGAAGAGGAAGAGTGGGATGTTTCCAGTCAACCTTTTGACAAAAGATTGTCTTTTTCAGTTTCCAGTCTTTTTGGAGAACACTGTAAAATAAATCAGTGGATTGTCTCCAGGTCACTGAAGTTTGGCTGGAGGGGGATAATTCCAGCGCGCCAGGAATCCAGAAAATTTTCTGAATTTCACGGTAGGATTCCAGTTCGCTGAAAAACTCCTTGGTTACTGGACACGTTGCGCGTCCAATATTTCCAAGAAGTGCGAGATAAGGGGCTACAGGTTTAAAATTCTGTAAATGAGTTTGAACATTCGTAGAAGATAGAAGAAGATTACTAAGGTATTGAATTCTGAATGATTTCATACGAGAAGCCTGATGTGTACTCGTATGAAAAAGTTTAAGTATGGTAGGGAGCATGCGTCAAACGCGCAAGGCAAAGCGCCAACAGACAAAAAAATCGAGAGCCAATCGACCCTCTACTAAAATTCAGCATCATCATCTCTTATTACGCCTTGAGCTAGAGACTTGTCCCAAGAAAGAGGATAAAGAAAAGATAGAGAACCTAATCCAACATATTATTGACGATATACAAATGAAAAGTTTAGCACCACCGCGTGTGTATTATGTAGAGTATCCTAAATATAATGAAGGCCTGACTGGAATAGCGCCGATTGAAACAAGCCATATTGCCTTTCATTTCTGGACACGCCCCGATAAGAGAATTTTACATACATCCAAAAGTAATTGTTTGTTAGAATTCGATATTTATACATGCGGTTCCTTGACCCAGCGAAATATTGCCCACGTGCTTCATCATTTAACGCAATTCAAGCCCACCTATGCTGATATTACAGTTTTAAATCGCAATTGGGGTCTAACGATTGAACGCCATATGCATTGGGATATGAATTCAAATGCGCGGTCGTGGGCGAATTGGCTCGAAACGCCGCAATTTCAGTGAGAAGGACTTTGTGGTTCTTTCGGAGTGTCAATGGATAGACTAAGAAAGAGTTTGGGATTTTGGTGAAAGGTGTGTTCTTTGGGGACATCGCCTGACAAAAAATCATCATAGGCCTTGCGAAGTTCAGCGACAGCCTCTTTGATGCTCGTAGACTGATACATGGATGGAATTACAAGTGTCGTGAATGGAACTGATTGGTAGGAATACCCCAATGCCTTTTTAACTGTACATCCTAAACGAGTATCCAATGTAGCCAAGGTATTATATTTTTTCATAAGCAAGAGCGCTGCCATAAATGCATGATAGATTGTACGTTTTCTTGAACGGGTCGTTTCTGAAAAGAGAGTAGCCGTTGTGAGAATAGCCGTATTTCCACCCATTTGTGTAATGACTGCGGAACCGACTGGCAGATAATTATGTCCATTTGTATCTTTGACACCGATTTGTTTTATTTTCCGTGTAATTTTATATCGATATCCAGGAAATTCCTTCTCTTGAATAAATTCATTTAAATCATCACTTTCAGACATTCCATAACTCGTTGTAGGAGAAAGAAAGACAGCACCTTCTTTAGGAAGTAAGGATAATGATCCGTGTGTAAATGCTACGGAAGATAGTGGAATGGTCTGGAATTGTGTTTTTACTTCTTGGATCCACTGTTCATTGGAGCTGGCAAACTGGAGTTTAAACATGGGAGAGATACTACTTCTACTTTTGCGGGTCTACTTTAGATGTATAGACATCAAGTGTTCTCGCACTTGGGTCGGTCGTTCCAGGGCTCCATCGCGGCATCCAGTGATACGGCACTGCGGTTTTTTCAGCAGTCGAGTACCATTTATCAAACAGTGTTCGATAATAATATGCCTCTGCGGTCTTTGGCTGCAGATGTGTATAGACAGAAGAGAGTTCAGACCAGTTGCTAGGAACTTGTTCCAGAGCATGCTCTTGACAAATCTGATACCAAGATTTCTCACCACTTACACCATCACTAAAGGCCTCTTTCTTTCGCCAGAGTACAGCATCAGGTAATAGTCCTGTGCCTGAAAAGGCTTCGCGCAAAATCTGTTTTTCACACTGCTGACCTTGGATAGGGCGGCGGAGAGCCGTTGCGACACTTTTTGCGACCGACACAAACTGTTTATCCAAAAAGGGCGTACGTGCTTCAAGACCATGACTGGAAATGCTGCGATCCGAGCGAAGCACATCAAACATGTGAATATCTTCCAGAAGTCGTGTTGTTTCTTCTTCAAAGGCCTCATCACTTGGTGCCTTGTAAAAATACAGATAACCACCCAATACTTCATCAGACCCGTCCCCATTAAAAACTACCTTACAATCCGTGCGACGACGAATTTCACGACTAATTAACCAGTTTCCAACGGATGCACGAACCGTTGTAATATCAAAACTTTCAATATCACGAATGACGGCAGGAATTGCATCAAGAAAATCAGCATGCTCCATTACAATTTCCGTATGGTCAGACCCAATATGATTGGCCACAAGTCGGGCATATTTCAAGTCTTCAGAACCTTCAAATCCAATACTAAAGGTTTTTAGGGGCTTTGCACCAGCCTCTTTGAGCTCGCGCTGGACGAGAGCCGCAATTAGACTGCTATCAAGACCTCCACTTAGAAGTGCAGCAACGGGTCGCTCCGTCATCAACCGTTTTCTTACAGCGTCTTCGAGCGCGAACTGAATAGTTCTAGCAGCAGGTTCACGACCGGCAAGCGCTGGATTTTTGAGCCAGGGGACTGTATGATAGGCTTCCATAGTAAGACACTCGCGTGTAAGAAGGTCATAGACTGCATAATGGCCAGGAGGGAAACTTTTCAGAATGGACCGATTGGACCGAGGGAGTGCTTTGAGTTCACTTGCAAAAAAGAGCTGGTCTGTATTCTGTTCATGTTCACTATCAAAATACGAATAATAGGGTACATCTTTCTCTTTGAGTACACGTTCTGTAAAGAGAGGGCGAACGCCATAGGGGTCTCGCGCAACGTAGGCTTTTCCAAGGAATGTATCAATCAAAATGATTGCAAATACGCCATCCAGACTTCTGAAAAAGGCGCGGGGAGAACTTTCAGTTATACATTTCTCAAACAGTGTACCAAGAACCTCGCAATCAGACCCACTTTCCGTAGAAATACCAAAGCGACCCGCAAGGTCGCGCCAATTATAAATTTCTCCATTACAGACCCAAATATATCGATTATCCGCCGTACACATGGGCTGCATTCCGTGACCAGAGAGACCATTGATAGCAAGACGGGTAAATCCAAGTTGCCATGTATCTTGGCCGAGAATACGATGTCCTTCAGGGCCACGAGCAAGAAGCCTATTTAGATACGCTTGAACGGTTTCAAGAGGCAGAGGAGTTCCAAGAAGTCCCCAAATTCCACACATGAGTTACAAACTAATGTGTGGAACCTTTAATTGTTTAGATAGGATAGTTATGCTCTGCGGCTCTTTGTTGATTTACGGGTGCGCTTCTTTAGTTTTCGTGTGGTCCTGCGGATGCGACGACGACGCCCACCTTCTGTACATCCTGTTGGGAGTGTCCATTCAGGATAACCCGTACATGTTTTACTTAATCCCTTTAATTTACAAAGCTCTTTATCCGTCCATGAGAAGAGAAATTTACTTCCACCCTCTCCTTCCAAGAGTTTTGAATCATCGGTCAGAACAACGGTTCCAACAGGTTCATAATGATAGCCGCCAATATTACACATAAGGATTGTTTTACAGTCAGGACTTTGATAGGCTGTTTCACACAGGATGGTCAGTTCGTTTTGAGGAGTACGCCGTAAATAAATTAAGTTCACGCCAAAATACCAGGCAATTAAAAATCCTGATAAGGAATCTAAATCAGTTAGAGCTCGACCAGCTTCTATAGTTTCTCCGCGCACATCTTTTTTGAACTTGTCATCAGTAAAATCAGTAAAGATTAACTGAAATGTTTCATGTTTTGTAGGTTTTTGAGCGAGGATGGCGTTTAACACCTTTTCTTGCCCTAGATACTTACGAAAGCCTACACGAAGTTCAGTTCGACGCTTGAGGTCTAGACTTCTGTATTTAGGGCTCATACACTGGAGAAAACTATCAAACCAGCAGTTGAGACCAGCACCAGACGCAGACATGCGACTTAATCCTAACCCAGGTAACGCCTGAACTGTTTTTTCAGTAGGAGTTTCACTTAACATTCCACTTGCTAGGGAAGTCCCCTTTAGTGTTCGAAACGTGGGGGCGACCTTGGCTGCCGCCGCCATCCGTGCTGCACCCGTTAGCCCAGGAACGCTTTCTTCTAGAAGTTTTGTTGGATTTTCTATAAACGTTCCATCGGCGGAAAACCCGGGTTTAATTGCCGCCATCTATTCTAGAACGATAAAGAAGAAGGAACCCAATGCCGTTGGATCAGAGCGATAGAATACGCAAACTTCAGGAAATCAAGATTTTTCAGGGATGGGCAATTCAGAAACAGGTGACCCAGCCTGGTGTGAATGTGAGTAGTTGCACAGGGTTTAATTCCGTGTCAACCATTAAACAGTTTTCCACGTATGGCTATGGACAGCAAGTCATCGCAGGCCGCCCTTATTTTAGCACTTGTCAGGGCTCTCAATAGAGATGCGGCTGCCCTTGAGGGCGGTTGTGCTTGATAATGACGAGACAACCGGATCCTATGGACTTGTATTTGCTCTAGTAACCTATCTTCGCACAGAGAGGCAGCCCACTCTTAGCATAGTGGCAACCATACTTGAAAAACTTGCCATATGGATGCTAGGACATGATGTCTTCCGACCGGGACTAGAAATACTCTTAGATACACTTATTAATCTAAGAAAGAATGGTTCTATTGATGCTATTGTCATGTATACAAACCAGACCGAATTGCCAATTCCAGATACATATCCTGGACTGGATATCTATCCGCCATTTTTATGGAGTGTCCCGTATTGTATAGCCTATATGATGAATTCCTTAGTTCAAACCAATATCTTTAATTATATTCTTGCCAGACCACACTCCTTACGGCACCAAAAAGGGATTGTACCTAAATCATTTTCAAGAGTGTTGAACTATTTTCCAGACTATCCAGTCGATCTTCAGTATATAACGTTTGTAGATGATTGTGCGACAAGTGAATTTCTCTTAGATACAGATATTCCAGAAGAAGGGCGTTGTAAAAAGGCACGATATCCAGTAACCCACTATGTTCGGTATTTACAGCCTGAAGAAGTGTATTCCTGTCTACTCTTTTGTTTTGACGATATACACGGTTTAAATGAACTATACCCCAAAGTCTACAGTGAGTATTTGAAATATGTTAAAAACCATAAGAAAGATATGAGAGAGGATATGGAATTTAGTATTCTCAGTCAAATTCTCCTACAAAAATATACTATAGTTTAAACCAATGAATCAACGTTGAACAGTAGACGAATGGTCGAGGACGCCCCTAAGCCTACCGCAGAACGCTTGAAGGAAAGTATGACGATTTTAAAGCAACTACAGGACTTAGGGATACATCCAACCGACCCCGGTTATAAGGAACTTAGTGGAAAATTTAATGACTGGATACGAGGTGGTGAAGCATGGCAGGGGAATGTCGATTTTCATCGCTGGAACCGCCGCGCCCGCGTTCTTCTACCAACGAAAACAGGCCGTGTAGCCAAGTGTGATTTTTTACAGTATGTCTTTTAGGAGACGGGTCAAATGCCCAGGAACAAACACAAGACACAGAAACGCCTACGAGGAGGTTCTGTGCCTTATTTATCGAATGAAAAACTGGGATACAAGTCACCAGAGGATATGAAAAAGGACATGGATATGATTCTTGTGGGATGCCACGGAGAAACAACATCCGATAGAACATTTTTTATAGTTCCTGCAAATACCTATTGTATGTTTACAGCGCAGAGTGGAGACCCTGCAGCCGGTGATGACCCCTCTGAAGCATCCTATGTAAGTTATGGAGTGGATGAAACAAAAGAGGACTATTACAAAAAACTGTATTCGCAATTATTTACTCCTTATTCTGAACGTGTAGCAACGGGTCGGTCTCAATACAAGGAACAACTCTATATCTATGAGCCTGGAGACGTTATTCCTGACTAAAAATACTCCCAGTTTTATTTTTATGCACGGCCTGTATCGTATGCCGGTTGAAAGCCTTTCAGGAAAACATAGAGCCTATTTTGGCCAAACAAAGGCCTATATCAGAACATTGTTAGATGAGGGTAAATTAAATAAAGAGTTATTAGACTACTTGGAGGATGAAGACCGTATTGATATTCTTACAAAATCGGCCGACGTTCTTGAGAGCGAGCATTCAACCTATGTAAGTGATTTTCGTGGAACTCCTCTCTATACCTTTTTGGAGGAGCAATGTTGTAGAAAAAATCCTGAAAATCTGTTATTCAAGCCCCCATTTGATCAGGAAGAACTAAAAGAACAGAATTATGTGCTACGCTTATCGGATGTTTTATCGAACCTAAAAGTACAACCAGGAAAGACAAAACGCTTTTTTCTGCTGAATTTTTGTCGTGTAACCTATAGTGAATACTATAGGGAGTTCAAATCTCTTGCAAGGGCGGCATCCTTCAGTGGAAAATGCCCGCGTTCAATGGATCGAGCAAAGGCATTGAATATACGATCTGTTGCTGTAAAGTTCTGTTCGTTATCCCCAATCGTAAAAGAGGCAATTGTTAAAACACCAGAGGGCCAAACTCTTGTTCGTGTCCTTAAAAAGACGCTGGTACCTACGCGGGGTTCTCAGTTCTGGATCGAGTGTATTGGAGATGCATGGAAAAAGGCTAGATCATCACTGAATAGTATAGCCAGAGGACATCCTCTCGTACAGGACTATACTGGATTTATGTATGATGATGAATTTAAGAACCTTGCTGAACTATACCCAGTTCTCCAAGCAATTCAGCGGAAGGTTCCAGAACCCTTACAATCTCAATTGACTGAATTCAGTGAACCTTTTGAACATTTATATAGACAATTAAAAACAGTGTTGGATACATCTAAAAAGGAGGAAGAGGAGCGCGCACCACTGTTGAAGCAAATTTACAGTTTAATTTTGGAAAAAATAAAACCCAAGCGATTTTCAGTCAGGGAGGATGTACTGTATTTTACAGTAACTCCACTCTGGAAACTGAAACTTTTACTAGAGGGTCTCAACGAAGGACGATATGATGAAGATCTCAAGAAAATTGCCGAGAAAGATTATGAATTAGAAACAAATGAACCTGAACATTTGAAATTATATGGTTCATTCAAAAATCAACTATTATATGATTTATATAATCAGTTTAGTGTATTCGCTGGGTATCCTCAACAAGGATTAGTTGATATCCCTTTTAAATCGAACTTGATTGAGAATGTAGCCCGTAATGTTTATACTATAAATGTAGTAGAACCTAATTCGAATACAAATTCAAACTCAAACTCGAATAGTAATTCCAATAACAATTCGAGTGTAACATCCTACAATGCTACAAAGAACGGTGGTTCTAAACGAAAGACCCGCCGCCGTCTAGTACGCAAACAAAAGACCCGCGCGACCGCCAAAAATACGTAATATATTATAGGTTTCCGCGTAGACATACACCCATACTCTCTGAGGCGTAACCCCTGTTGTGGCTATTCCTAAGCGAAGTTCTTTTTTCATAATGCGGTTCATATTCGTTTCTCCCATGGGCAAGGAGCCAGGGAAATACCCTGCTTGGACGCCAAAGGGGATACAGTACAGGTAGCGATTAATCCAAGGGCTTTTTCTCTCTTCTAACGAAGGCAAAATACTGCGATAAAGGGCGCAGTTCTCCGTACTTGTTTTTACATACTTACCTTCATACAAGAGTTCAATGCTTGTAAGCGGTTCAGACCCTCGGGTACTAAATCCAGGAACCAGGAATCCAGCAGTTGCTGCGTTAAGTCCGCTACAATCTGGCCACCAAGGGATGTACGATTCAGAAGGATTGGGGGAGGTTGCGTTAAAAATATACTGGCTGGCGAGATCTTTGGTTGCCAGAAAGTGCGCATTATAGGGAATGGCATTGTAATTTTGTGCCATAAAAAAGAGGTGTTTTGTCGGATTTGGGAGTTCCATGGGGATTGTAATGTCACGGAATTCTTTGGTATCGCGCGGCTCAATCCGATAGTGCTGTGTAACAGGGAGTTGTATATCCGCTAGACGGAAACGATTTGCCTCAGGTTTATCCAGATAGATATATTGTGCCAAAAGATAGGTATCGCCGAGGGAAAATGTATCGGGCATAGTAATGCCAGGAATGGGGGATACAAGACTTGTCTGTGGACTACGATCCTTATAAAGACCAGGTACAATTGAGGCACCTCCGCTTGTTGTATAAAAGGGGCTTCCTGCTAAAGGCCAAAGAGCAGACCCATCCGTCGTAGGTTCAATCGCGCTGGCATTCGCCCGTGAGTCTGTGTAATAACATCCATTCAGTCCACGAAATTGAATGGAGATACGAATATCATCGACGTGAATTGCGTCAATAGGGAGTGCTGCCCCCAAGTCGCCTCTGGAAAACCAAAAGGGGAGCGGAATATGAAGTTTCGTGGGTTCTGGACTATTTCCTAGACTTGTCTCTGTAAACCCATTTTGGAGACGTCCAATAAGCCCGTTTTTATTCACAACCTTTTCAAGGGGGGTATCATACTCGTCATGAATTTCTAACAGTCTGCTATCGATTGTTTCTACCCGCGCGCCACCAATATCGACGGCAGCACTTTGGACGAGGGCATGGCCGATGGAATTCGTCCATCCAAACTGAGGGCCTGCGAAATTAGCCCCTGCAGCCGCTTTCGCAGCCGCTTGCGGCGTGTAAATATCGGGCATTGTAACGACTAAATAGAGCCGCGTTATGAGTTCTCCTTTCTTTGTTAAACGACAAACAGCCTGTTGGCCGAATTGGGGTTTCTGCTGAAAATCGAGACGGGCCCACTGGGTCGTAAATCGACCTGCGCGCATAAGGACGCGTACGTAGGCCGAGATATTTGTGGGACCTTCTTTTGGCAGTAATCGCATATCTTGTGGCCCACTATGGAGCAATCGGACCAGGGAAGCCACCATCTACTGTATTGTGAGTTCTCGGAGTGTTTAGATTATAAATGTACTGGATACTCTGCCTTTATTTTGCGCACCTTGTATAATTGTATATCATTTAAATAATCCACATCGATAATTTGAGTTATACCGTTATAATAACATGCTGGAAGAAGAGCAAATGCTCCTATTTCAGATGTATACGTATGCTCTCTATGAAAAATAAGATCCATTAATGTATAGGGATGCGTTGAATATAATGGCGATTTAATTCCATGTTTTTTTGCCAAAGATAAGATAGCCTCTAAAGTATCGAATGAGTATACAATGGTTACATACTGTTTATTCATAAAATAATCTAGAGGCGTTGTACTAGTTTGTATATGTTCAATAAGTTCTAATGGAACAGTATCAACCTCAAATAGTTCTTCAATACATTCTCGTAGTGCTGTTTTCATATAATGTTCATCATCTATACGTTTTCCACCAATTCCAGTTATTTTAGGATTTGTTTTATTTGGCTGATATCCAGCAAGAACATGACATTCATCTGTAAATAAGACACCTGCTGCATCAAAGTCTGGAAAGGTAGGGAGGTCTACCGTGCTCTTTACCTTTTTTATTGACCTTAAAAAAAGTAATTTTTTAACCCAATCCATCGCATCCTCTATTATAGTTATGAACTAAAGACTTTATTAGCTATCCCATTTTCGAAGCGAACCCAATTTATATTCAGAGAAACCAGTACAATTTCAAATTCCAAGTCTTCAAAGCCACCAGGTGGGCGAATATCCATTCTCCATCGAACATCGGTTGAGCGGCTGGCATTCATCCACCCACTCGGGTTTTGACGCGCAGGGTTTTCAGCAAAGGTAAATCCATAGACAAAATTGTTATAGGCAACGATGCCACCACGGTGACGTTTTGCTATTTGGCGACGGAAATAATCACCCCCCTGTTGAACCATTTCAATTCCATTCACCTGTAAAGTTGCGGACACAAGCATACTTTCTTGAGGATAAAACACGGGCGAGGCATTATATTCCACATTTAACCGATTGCTATAATTCGTCCATTCATTGTTGTTGCTAACGGCCTTTCGACGAATAAACCAAATAAACTCTTCAATAGGTCCATTGACTTCGACGGGAAGTTGTAAACTTACAACCCCTGAACTTGATGTATTCACCAGATATTTTTTGGGTTCATCAAATCGAAAGGTCTGGACATCACGATACATGCGCTCAAAGGGGGATTTCAAGAGGGCGTGGCGAAGTTTTCCATCTACAAGCATTCCATACGTTACAAGGCGACAATCTGTAAATTCAGGAACCACGGTGGCAGCTGTTACAGTTGTAGACCCAGAGACCGTTCCGTCCGCATAATAAGTTGTAAAATCAAACGATTTCCCAAGAGGGGTTTCATTACAGGTTGCGCGTTCTCCAGACTGTATCCGCACACATTGGTCAAAGGGGCGAAGGGTAATAGCGACACGAATAGTCCCTTCTTTTACAGAGGTTAGAGGGAACCCGTTGCGAAGACGAATGCGCTGAAAACTAAAGGGGAGAATACAACTGAGTATACCATTCGATGTGGGAAATACACGAGATTGGTCCCAAGTAGAAAGAGCCACGATAGAGGCGCGTCCATTCGCATCGACCCCTGGGCCAAATTGCGTATTAACATCCGAGTATAAGAGGCTAAACATATTCGAAAAATCACCATCGACTGTTTCTAGAACCTGGTCTTCGAGTAAAAATTCAGCCTTTGCCAGTATAGATGTTCCAAGACTATTGGCATAGTACCATGCTGTATCTGGATCTGTATATTTGTATAACCCTTTCTGAATATAGTCGAGAACGGATGGCGGAAGCCAGTGACCGAGACGAATTTGCAAGGCAACCGTAAACAGGAGGTCGCACGATTTTACAGAACCCAGGTCAAATACCAATCGATTTCCAAAGGCAGCAGTACCCTTATAGACAAACTCTTGAATCGTCGGACTAAAATTCAAGGTACGGCGACCAGGGGTGCGCGTAAACCATGATTTATCGGCGGACAAGGGAAAAAGGTCATCATCCATTTCATCACGGTCGGCAAGATCTATAACCGTGGTGGCATCTCCAAGAGGTCGTTCTGTATTTAAATTCATAGACACGTCTCACTCTGTGAGACACATCTAGAATGTATTAAGCCTTTCTCCAACAATCTACTCTTGGTTTTACATCGGCAAACTGGGGGTTTGGTTTTAGAGGGAGTTGTTTACTTTTAATAAACGTAATGTGTGGAACTGAAAGGCTCTCGAGAGGAAATGTGCGAAAGGTTCCAATTTTAAAGGGGGGAGGAGTTTCAATGGGAGGCATCCTTTAT